TCGGTAATAGTTTGAATTTCATGTTCAAGATCTCGGACTTGTCTCTGGTTGAGGGAAATCCGAGTATTGTTTTGAGAAATGCCATGCGTTAAGTTTGTAATCTCCTGAGATAGGGCAAGGAATTGACGCTCTCGTTCTTGCTCAAACTGTATTGTCTCTTCCAGGTCTTGGTAACCTTTCTTGAGCTCCTTTGCTTTATTTTGAGCGTCTGTAATTCTATTTAACCTAAACTCTTCTTCAATACTTTGAGTACAAGTAGGGCATACCGTATTTTCGTTAAAAAACTTATGCTCCTTAGTGATTGTCGTTACTTTCTGAGAGATTTTACCCCGAAGATTGTTTAGTTTTGCTAACTTTTCTGCAGCACCAGTGACCTCTTGCATCTGTCCCTGAAGGGTTTCCATCTTGGAACTGAGACTCTCATTATTCAGAACATACTCATTCTCTTCATTCAACAACTTGTCAATCTTTGACATGTTAGAGTCTATATTAGACTTACCACGATTCTCCAGTTCTTCAATGAACTCTTCCTGCATGTTCATCTTTTCAGTAACTGACTCTTTGGATAGTTCAAGAGTTCTAACTTCATCTTTTACTTGACGAAGTTTTTCCTTAATAATCGTATTCATTGTAGAGAAGATCTTGATATCAAGAAGATCTTCGATCACATCTCTACGATTGGCAGCAGTAAGTTGCATAAAGGGAACAAAACTGCTGCTACCAAGAATCACAATCTGAGTAAATGACTTATAGTTCATTTTTAGAACTACTTGCTCCAACCACTTTTGCTGATCTACAGCAGAAGCACTTTGATCTAGAAGTTTGCCATTCCTATAGATCTCAAACTTATTAGGTTTGATTCCACGAATGACTTTCCAGTCAATACTTCCAATAGAAAACTCAACCTCCGCAACACAGTCTTTTTCGTTGACCGTGTTTGGAAGTTGAGGTTTGTTGATCTTGCGGAATGGTTTCCCAAACAGAGCAAACGTTAGTGCATCAAGAACCGTTGATTTACCAGCACCGTTAGTCCCAATAATCAGAGTAGTAGTATTTTTAGTAAGGTTGAACTCGGTAAACTGGTTTCCTGTAGATAAAAAGTTTTTAAATCGAATCTTCTTGAACAGAATCATTATCTTGTTTTGGGGGGATCACAAAGTCATTCTTGGTTATTATTGTATACTGATACTCATGCATTTCGCAAGTCTTCAGTAACACTTCATCTTCTACTTCAAGGATATTCATTTCTGGAAATCCATCTTCTTCTAACATCATGGCAAATCTGACGGCATCGTCTTCTTCTTCCCAGATATAGAGAATTTTTTCTCCTAGAGAATCTGCGACAGAATACGCCCCTTCTTCCTCTTGCCCATCGATAGTTAGAATGTGTAGCATGTTTAAATCATTTCGCAAGCTTCCTGATAGATCTCTTGCATTACTCCCTGGATAACAGATTTATCAAGGTCGATTTCCGAGTCTTGTATATATCTATTAAGGATAGACATGGTGTCTTCTGACTCAAGAGATTCGGTTTCCTCTCCTGTAAAGTATCCACCGAAATCAGTGTTTTCAACCACCTTGAGTTCAGCAATGTTCGAGGTGTACAGTTTGTCAACAAACTTCTCAAACTTTTTACTATCAGATTTTTTACGAACGATTACTTTAACAATCTTACCTTCATACTTTGTGGCATCAAAGGTTTGATGTGGAGTGTCTTCGTAAAATA